AAAACCACAGCGTATGCTGGTCTTGAGAATAATCTCATTCTTGATTTGGAAAACGGAACTGATTATGTTGAGGCTATGAAAGTCAAGATCAGTAATTTACAAGAACTGTTAGATGCCGGTAAGGCTATCAAGGAAGCAGGAAAACCGTATGATTATGTTACCATAGATACTGTAACTGCATTAGAGGAAATGATTATGCCATTGGCTATCAAACTCTACAGAGCTACGCCTAAACCAAATGGGCCTATTAGTAGTAATATTAATAGCAAATCTCTCTAATTGCTGGAAAACCCATTACATATTAAAATATATTTTATACCTTTACGGGTAAATATAAAAACTATGAATGGACAATCAGCAGCAAAGGCTTATAAACCACAAAAAATGATTAAACCTGGTACAATATTCAATCAAGTAAAGGTGATAGATTTTGCTTATTCAAATAAATCTAGAGCTTACTACTTTACTGAATGTATGAGGTGCTATGCAGGATCAATTAGAAGAATGGACCATATAAAAACTAATCCTGAATACTGTAATAATTGTAAAGAAAAGATGACAACAAAACCTAAAGTTGAATCTGTGATTAATACAATATATTCAGGATACAGAACAAATGCTAACAGTAGACGTATTTCTTTTGAGTTAACTAAAGAAGTGTTTAAAAGTCTAGTTAGTAAGAATTGTTTTTATTGTGGACAAGAACCGGTTGAATCTCAATTTTCTAAAAGTACAAACAGAACTAGTATTAAATTTATTCATAATGGTGTGGATAGATTGGATAGTAAAGTTGGTTATACAATAGAAAATTGTGTACCCTGTTGTAGTATGTGTAATCTTATGAAAAATAAATTTTCAGTAGAGGATTTTATTAGTAAGATTAAACAAATTTATGTTTATAAGCAATGTTCAACGACTATGCCGGAAGGCAGTACACTACAAGCTAATGGTAGTGGAAATGGGAGAAATCCAGAAATGGATTGTGATATAGTCTGATCTATATGGTAACATATAGCAGTTCATTAGAGAACGCGGTAAACTGTTGCGGGTTTATTGGAACAGAAATGATGGGTAAGAACTTTGACGGTGACACTGTGATTAATTTGCCAAACGGTGCAGGCTATCTGTATGTCAGACAGGCATTTTTCCAGGTCTTGGACTTTATTGATGGCTTAGCACCAACAATTATCTTGTCAGGTCACATCAAAGACAAGCAAGTGGATGATAAAGGTGAATTAGTTATGTCTGCCAATATTGATTTGACAGGTAAGATTAAGTCCCTGATTTGTGCGCAGGCTGATGCTATTGGTTACATGTATAGAAAAGGTAATAAGACCATTCTGTCATTTAAGACCAATGATGAAGTAACTTGTGGTGCAAGACCAGAACATCTCAGAAATGAAGAGATAGTAATTACAGAAATGATTGACAATGTCTTGCATACAACGTGGGACAAAGTATTTTTACACAAATAAAACAAAGAAAGATGGCATTAAGCACAACAGACTTAGGCAAAGAAGGTGGGGGACTACCTAAAACATTTGCACCGGGAAACCACACACTGAAGATTAACAGCGTGTATTTGGAAGAATTCAAATTTATTGATGGTGCAGTGCACTTCATGATGAACATGGAGACTGAGCCTATTGATGGGTTTGAAGGATTTATGATTGACAAAGATGATGAGAGCAAGGGTCACTATGCAGGTCAGATTGGTAGAGTTAAGGCTAGCCAATATGCATTTGCTGATGGTGAGACTAAGTCAGGTATCAAGATTCAAAGAGATAGATCTATCATGATCTTCTTGCAGAACTTGTGCAAGACTATGGGAATCAATGATTGGTTCTTGGCTCAAGATAACAAGCATGACACAATTGAGGAGTTGGTGAATGCATTTGCTAAAGATGCTCCTTTCAAAGATAAATATCTTGAATTCTGTATTGCTGGTAAAGAGTATGAAGGTAAAACTGGTTACACTAATTACGATATGTGGTTACCAAAAGGTTCTAAAGATGGATATGCTTATGCAGCTAAGGGCTCTAAAGTAATGCCTTACAATGAGGCAGATCATCTTAAGAAACTAGAAGTAAAACCTGTAAAGGATTTCGGTGATGATGATTTGGATATTCCAACAAGATCATCTTCTGACTTCAGTCTTGACTAAGCATAACAGCTTATAGTTAAGGGGGAGTCATACGGTTCCCCCTTTTCTATTAAATTTACACGTTATGATATCTACAAAAACAATTATTGGGGGCATAGAAGACGTGCCAAGAGAATGGATATTTGAGTATTATCTGAATCTCAAAGAAAGACTCACCGGTCAGGATGTAAAGATTCTATCAGCATTCAATTCAAGTGACAAGGTACCATCAATGTTTATTTACTTTGACACAGTTGGTGGTCAGTACAAGTTCAAGGATTTTTCTTCAGGTCATCAAGGTGATGCAATTCATTTGGTAACCTGCTTGTTTAATCTTGGGACATTTGCCAACACGGTAAATAGAATTGTCACAGATTATGCTGCCTATGTCAAGGATAATAACATCTCTGTAACTGTAGAACATCAGTTTCATGACAAGTACAAGGTCACTGATTATGAAATCAGACACTGGACTAATCTAGATGAGGCTTATTGGATGAGTTACAAGATTGGTTCTAAGTTATTAGAGCACTACAATGTATCTCCGCTGGAGTTCTTTACTATGGAGAAGACAGAACTAGATGGTAGCGTCAAGTCTGTTAAATTCAATAGAAAGTATGTCTATGGTTATTTCAGGAATGACGGTTCTTTGTACAAGATCTACATGCCCAAGAATCCAGAGAAGAAGTTTATCAAGGTTGAAAATTACACACAGGGTTTTGATCAGTTAACATCTAGTAGTTGTGATGCTTTGATTATTACTTCATCTCTCAAAGACTTAATGGCATTTAGAAAACTTGGAATAGTAGGCTATCAGGCAATTGCACCAGACAGTGAGAATAGTATGCTTACTAAGACTGCCATGCATATATTGAAGCAAAGATTCAAGAAAGTAATTGTTTTGTTTGACAATGATGAACCGGGTATAGCAGCTGCCAAGAAGTATCAGGAAAACTACGGTATTAGCTATGTAGTGCTTGATATGGAGAAGGATTTATCTGATTCTGTAAAAGCGCATGGTCTTATTAAAGTCAAAGAAAAATTAGTATCTTTATTAGATGAGTTGGATATACAAAAACGTTGAGTTCAAAGACTCAATGATTCCTGAAGGAGCTGTAGGCTTCATATACATGATGACTGCTATTATAGATGGTAAGTGTGTAAGGTATATTGGTAAGAAAAACTTTTACTCCATCACCAAAAAGAAGATGGGTAAAAAGGCTTTGGCAGCTTTAACAGACCAAAGAGTTAAGAAGTACACAAAGGAGACTAAACTGAATTACAAGCAATACTATAGCAGTAATAAGGTTTTGCAAGAGGCTCACAAAAAGAATACGGTTATACACCGTGAAATCTTAACTATTTGCTATTCAGCTACAGAGCTTACTTATCAAGAAACAAAGTACTTATTCCAATATGAAGTACTTGAGAAAGAAGAATTCCTAAACGGGAATATCTTAGGTAGGTTTTACAAAACAAAATAACATGACAGAATTAGAAATGACAAGCCTCTTAGTTAAGTTGGCCAATGAAGGCGTGACCGGACTTTTAGTAACTTATTCAGGTGGTGGAGATTCAGGTGCTATTGATGATATAGTATATACCACAGACAAATTAGATGAAAATGATGAGATTGCTCTTGATCAGATTGATTCAATAGATACATATACTCCGGATGCCAAGTATCTGCGTGCTTTAAGTTATGGTATGAATGATGATCTTAGAGACTTTGTAATTAATTACCTTTTAGATGATATTGAGGATTGGTGGAATAATGATGGTGGTTTTGGTAAAGTAAGTATACTTGTACCTTCTGGTAAGTATAAAATAAGCAATAGTGTTTACATTAGTCACACTGAAGACTACACTCATGAGGGTGACTTACTAGGTAAAACTGAAGAGTAATGGCACATCCTTATGAGCATGCTAAATCATCAGCTAGGAAGTTTGGTGGTTTGCCGGAGGATTATCAAGAGATTCATGAATGGTTTGATGAGACTAAGGGTTGGATTGCGCATTCTAAACACAGAATGTTCAGACACCACAGTGAAGGCATCTTTGAATGTGAAAGAATCTTTGGTCCTTACATCATTAACTCTAATGGAAAGAAAGTGTATACAAGGTATATAGGTGAACAGCATGTCAAAGAAGACTGCAACGGCTATATTCCTACAGCAAAGGAGTGGGTTGACAATATTAATAAACCCACAGAATGGATGATTAAAACGTTAAAAATTGAAGACTGATGAATTTAAACAAGCAAGAAGCAGAGACACTTCTAAACATGTTGACCTCTGAAGACAAAGACAATGCATATGTAGCATTCCAGGCAATCAATGCATACAAGTTTAAGAAGGATGAAATTGGATATCTGGCATATCTGTATAAGTTTGGTAAGCCAGACAAGTCTCAATGGGAAGAGCACTCACCGGCTGCATACAAGTTGTTAAAGAAACACTTTGACATGGAACAACCGTTGACATATGCTAAGGCATTGGCTATCATGATTGAGAACAAGAATAAAAATGAGATTGTAAGCATGTTTTTGGAAAGACATGTAAAGCAACTCGCAAGCATGTTAGATACTATGGGGTATCCCGTAGACAAGTTAGACATAAATATAAAGTTGAAAGATGAGTAAACATGACCAACTGGGTAAAGCCAGCAAAGAGTTGATGTGGAAAGAACCGTTCTATGGTTTCTTCCTAATCATGCTTAACAAGATTTGGAGCAAGAAAGTTCCAACAGCAGGTGTAAGCAAGAATGGTATTAACTATCAGCTTGCTATTAATGAAGATTTCTGGAGTAACTTACCAGAAAATCATCGTGTAGGTCTACTAAAGCATGAGCTATTGCATATTGCTTTCTTCCACCTGACACAGTATTTTAAGTTTCCTGACCATAAGTTGGCTAACATAGCCATGGACATGGAAATCAATCAGTATATTGACAAAGATTATCTTCCTGAAGGTGGTATCAACATTGATGACTATCCTGAGTTGAATCTTGAGAGAATGGCAGGCTGTAGGTATTACTATGAACAGCTTAAACAAGCTCAAGAAGACAAGAAACAGAATGGTACTTGCGGTTCTCCCAACATGGATAAACTACTTGATGGTGTAGAACAAGGTCAAGGTACTATTACTGTTCAATTGGGCGGTAATGGTGCTGAAGGTGAAGTTCAAATTCCAGGACATGGTACATGGGAAGAATTTGAAGATTTGTCTGAGGCAGAACAGAAACTGATTGAACAGCAAGTTCAAAGAATTCTTACTGAAGCTGCAGAACAAACTGTAAAGAAGAGAGGTACTGTACCGGGTAACATCCAACAGCTACTTGAGAAACTCCAACATTTGGAAAAGCCAAAGTTTGATTGGCGTGGTTATGTAAGAAGATTTACAGGTACATCTACTAAGATCTTTACCAAGAAACTTAGAAGAAAAGAGAATAGAAGATATTCTAACAATCCAGGTCTGAAGATTAAGATGAGACAACACATGCTGTTGGCTATTGATACTTCAG